GTTAATTATATACGAAGCCCTTAAGAATTATCGTATTTCCCTTAACCGCCTTTCGGACCTAAACAAGTCGAACGAAGTAGGTACTTTAATAGCAAAAGTAAAAGGGAAAAAATGGATAATATTCCAAAAAGAAAACCCCCGGACGGGTGTAAATGTAAAAAGCCCGTAGTACACTTACGGGGCCGTAATGGTTCCGGTAAGATTCGGGTATCTTGCCGAAACTGTAACAAGTGGGGACTAATAGACGATATTACCCGGAAGGTAAAAAACAAGCTTACCCGGGTAAACGTAAGGACCAACCCTATAAGGTCCGAAACCGGGATATTGCAACGGGCCATAGTGTCGCCGGATAAACATTTCCCACTAGAAGACCGCCCGGCTATGAATTGTTTAAAAAGGATAATAGAAATAGCTAACGCGGATACTTATATAGACCTTGGCGATGTAGTAGAAGGCGATTCGGTTTCGCAATATAAGGCGAAGGTAAAAGGTAAAATACCCTTGGACTATAAAATAGCCGAAATAGACGCGGAAGTAAAAAATATTAAAGCCCGTTGGGACGATATGGACGAAGCTTTAGATAAGTCTTCGATTACTACTAAATATTTAACAGTAGGAAACCACGACGAACGCTTCGACCGGTTCGTAAAAAAATACGAAGTCTTAAAAGACCAATACGGCTTTATCCCGTTATTTAAAGTAAAAGAACGCGGTTATAAACCTATACCTTACGGCGAAATGTTAAAAATAGGCCGTCTACACTTTTACCACGGCCACCACGCCGGGGGAATATTCCACGCCCGGACCCATTTATTAAGATTTGGGATAAATGTAATATACGGCCACCACCACAGTATACAACATTACGAACTAGGCCATATAGACGGTGTTAAGTCGGCCACTTCGTTAGGTTGTCTTAAAGACCTATCCGGGGACGCTAACGAATGGCTTAAAAACCTTTCCCACGGTTGGGGCCACGCCGTCGCGTCCGTCGATTGGTACGACGACGGTAACTACGTTACTAATATCCACAGAATAATAGGCGGTAAGACCGTCTTTTATGGTGAATACATAGACGGGAATATTTAATGACTTATTCAATTACAGACGACGTAAATAAGGCCAAAGCTTGGGAATGTTTCTTTATGGAAGAAATGGGTAGGTTATTGGACCTTAAACTATTATGGAATCCGGACCGGTTTATTATAGATTGGTCCGTCGTAGATAAAAGCTTAAATATAATAACCCTTATTGAAGCGAAGGTACGAAAGAACCATAGCGTCAACAAGTGGGACGACTTTATGGTAGGTTTAAGGAAATACCAATGGGGAGTAAACTATTACCTAACTACTGGAATACCCTTCGTACTCGCTTTTAGGTTTAGCGACGCTATAGTAACTTATAAACATAATCCGGAAAAGAAGCTTATGGTAAAATATACCGGTAGGTCCGTTAATAAACGATGGTCCCAAGATGTTACCCCTTGTGTCCACATCCTTAAAAGCGATTGTAAAATATATAACCTTCCTTATTCTATTCCGGTCAATATGGTAGAAGACCTTAATACGAGGGTATGGAAGGACATAAGCCAACCTATCGAACTTTACTTAAACAAGATATACGAAGGTAAAAGCTTTGTAAACTATGAGTAAAAAACATATTAAGAAACGATTAGGTAGTATACGCTTCTTAAGGTTAGACGACCCTCATTACGATTGGGAAGCGTTAGAAAAGTCTTTATACTATGAGGGTTACCAACCGGGTAAATACGGCTACATAGAAGTACATAACGAAACTTGCGTAAACGGTAACCACCGTATGGAAATACTAACAAGATGTAAAGAAAATTTAGACCGGTGTATATGGGTAGCAAAGGTTAATAATTGGTCATACTTTTCCGGAATAACTATTACTATAATCCTTTCCCCTTTATTTCTACCTTATTTCTTCTTGTTTAGTTTAGTGCGACGCCTACTTAAGGCTACCGGCCTATATAAACCAAAGGTAAGACATTGGACCGATAAGCGGGGGTGGCATAAAAACTATAGGATAAAAGAATGGAAGAAAGCCTACCAAAAAGAAAACGCGGACGAACGGGTAAAACTATGGAATAAACCATACAAGAAACAAGGGGGGAATAAATGCTAATAGATGTTATATATTTCTTGTGGAATATGGCCGGAATAGTGTTTTTTGGTGGAATAGGGGCCTTTCTAATGTATTTAGTAGGCTTAACCTTGTACGACTTTATTAACCGGCATTAGGGGGGTTTTATAGTGATTAACATAAAAAGAAATTGGCAAGGTGTAGGGTTGGCACTCTACGGTAAGCCCCCCCTTTTTCCCTTATATTACAACGATATAAGGCGTATCCCTAGCGAGGGATGCGATTATTCAATTATGGAATGTAACTCATTTTGCGGTCCCTTAAAAAAGACTGACGGGGGGCCCAAGTGCATAACCCGGACCATACACTAACTAAAGGGAGAATCAAATGGCGTTAGAAATAGAACAGAGTAAGGGGGTACTATTCCCCAACGATTACAAGACAGAAGGCGACAACCAACCGGACTTTAGGGGTGAAGTAGAACTCCCCCCGGGGTATGGGTACACCGGACCAAAGGACGGCATACCGGAAGGGATAAGCCCCACCCGGCTAAGGATAGTCGTATGGGATAACACAAGTAAGGCCGGTAAGCCTTATAGGTCCATAGAAGTAAATACACCCAAGCCCCCTAAACAATCACATCCCTCGTCTGAGGATTCAACCTATAAGCCTACAAGTACAACAACAAGTAAGACCGAACTACCCTTTTAAGGGGCTAACCTCTTCCGGTATGCCGATTGTTTACTGTAGCCATAGGGTAAGTATATAATATGAACATAGAAAACCTTATAACGCTTAAGGCTAATGTAGAGCGAACCATAGACGGGGCTATCCATACCATTAGTAGGGTAAGGGAATTAGAGAAGGAAGTGGCCCGCCTACAAGAAGCTAACCGCTTATTAGAAGATGAGCGGGACACTATGGCCCGGCAACTAAACGACGCCAAGAATAAGGCACGACTAGAAGCCGGGTTAATATTGTAGGGCCGACGCTCTGGCGAGGGATGTGGTTATGTTAGAACTCAAACGTGGGATGTGGTTATGTTAGACGTGTTAAGCTTTCTGTTGGTCTTTATAGTGGGTATATATGCCGGGGCCTACCTTTCTTTTAAGGGTATGTCAAAGGCCATAGAGAAGCTACAGATAGTACACCGGAAGGAACTTAAAGAACTGTTTAATACACTAAAGGGAAACAACTATGGCGAAGGATAAGATAAGGATGAGGGATAAGCCACATCCCTCGTCAGAGCAACCGAAGATAAGGATAGGGGACAAGATACGGACCAGTGGCGGAACGGGCCTTACAGTAATAGCAACGACCGGGACGGGGGCTTATTGTATGCACCTAACCCCACTACATAAACCCCATAAGGACGCGGTCTTTATACCTTACTCCGACCTAACACTACAGAAAGGAAAGTAGTATGGCATATAAAGAAAGGGATATACAACGCCACATAATAAGCCTACTCAAGCTAATGCCGGAACTTGTCCCGGTTATATTCCGGGTAAATGCCGGGGCGGTCCAAACAAAGCAAGACCGCTATGTTAGGTTAGCACCTAAAGGGGTAAGCGATATTATAGGAATGTTAAGGGGTGGATTCTTATTGGCCATAGAAGTAAAGACCCCGGAAAGAAAGAATAGGGTAACCATAGAACAACAAAACTTTTTAGACATAGTACGCTTATACGGGGGGTTAAGCTTTGTTTGTTGGGACCCGGAAGACGCGGTTAAACAAATAAACGACTACACTATCGAACGCGAATTAGAACGCAACGAACGGGCCGAATGAATGAATGGACGTTATAAGGGACTAAAAATTATAAACTTAAATGTTGTCCGGAATATAGAAATATGGGGGGAATGGCAAGGGCTAAGTAAGGGGGAGTGGACCTATAAACATAAAGTAGAATACTTGGCCCAGAAATATTTCTTAAGTGTTAAACGAGTGCAAAACTTAATAAGCGAAATGGCCGGTATGGTCGAAGGTCCCATTAAATAGGGGTATGTATTTGTTTTTATTAAGTGGTATACTGGTCCAAGCTAAAGGAAAATAAAGCTATGACTATGGCAAGGACAAAGCCAAACAGTAAAGGCCCGGGAAGGCCGAAGATTAACATAGATTGGGACGACTTGGATAAGTTACTGGCCCTACAATGTACACTAGAAGAGGTAGCTTTCTTCTTTGACGTTAGCCCGGATACAATACAACGACGGGTAAAATCGGTTAAACGATGTACCTTTGGGGAATACTATAAACTTAAGTCGGCCGGTGGCCGGACTTCGATAAGGCGTAAACAGTTCGAAGAGGCTTTAGACGGTTCTATCCCTATGTTAATATGGTTAGGTAAACAGTATTTAGGACAAAAGGATAAGAAGGAAACCGAAATAACCGAACTTAAACCTATTAAAGTCTTGGACATTATGACCGAGGAAGACTTGGTAGCGAACTTATCCATTTCGAACTAAAGACAAACCAAAAGAAGGTTTTACAAAGTACGAGCCGGTTTACAATTTTATCCGCCGGAAGACGCTTCGGAAAATCGACCATAGGATTACTATATCTTTTAAACGGGGACTTAATACCCGGTGGTCGCTATTGGTTTCTTGGACCCACCTACCGCCAGACCCGGTTAATAGCTTGGCACTTATTAAAGGGAATGTTTAGAAACCAACCGGTAAAGATGAACGAAACGAACTTAAGCGTAACACTACCCAACGAGGCGGAAGTAAGATTAGTGGGGGCCGATAGGCCGGATAACTTACGCGGTAGTTTTCTTAACCGGGTAGTATTGGACGAAATAGCTTATATTAAACCGGGAACCTTCGAAGAGGTAATTTTCCCAATGTTAGGAACGACTAAACCCCCCGGCCGGGCCTTGTTTACCGGGACCCCTAACGGAATGGGACCTTTTAAAAAGTATTTTGATTACGGTAACGACCCAAATAATAAAGATTGGGGAAGCTTCCACTTTACCACTTTAGAAGGCGGTTACGTCCCGGCCGACGAAGTAGCAAGGGCCAAGGAATATTTAGACCCCCGAACCTTTAGCCAAGAATATTTAGGGACTTTCGAAAATTACGGGGGGCAACTATATTATACTTTTAAACAAACCCCCCATACGGCCGACTTAAAACATAACCCCAACCTACCTATATGGATAACCGCCGACTTTAATAAAGAACCTATGGTATGGGAAATAGCCCAAATACACGACAAGCGGTTAAATATAATCGACGAAATCTATATACGCTATTCGGCCAAGACCCATATAGCCGTCGCGGAATTCTTGAAGCGTTACGGAAACGTTACAAATAAGTTAGTATATGTTACCGGGGACGCGTCTAATAACTACGAAAGCCATAGGGACTATACGACGGACTATATAATTATCCGCGACGCTCTAATGGAAAAGGGTTTCCGGGTAGTGGTACAAGTACCGAAGCGGAATCCAAATATAAACAATCGTATAAATATAGTTTGTAGCCTACTAACTAATGGCCGTTTAACTATTTCCCCCAAGTGTAAACAGTTAATAGACGACTTAAACCAAGTAGAAAGCGATAATAAAGGGGGCAAAAACAAAGAGGACCCGGCCCGTACTCACAGTAGCGACGCGTTAGATTATCTTGTGTGGCGACTATTTAGCCGGGAATTCTTTAAACAAACAATAAAACAAATTTAGGATAAGATTATGGCGACTCTAACAGAATTAACGAAAGCAATTACTACGAATACTATAGGTTCGGACGACAAAGGCCAAAGGGCTATAACCCGGGACCTATTCTATACCCAAGATAACAAGGGGGTACAAGGTCTTTTAACCGACGACCTAAAGAAGTACGTAGATACGGCGGATATTTCACGAATGAAGCTTATTACCTTAGACTTTTTTATCCCAGCGTTTTTAGAAAAGCTTTGTAGCGTCTACGATGTAGCCCCGGTTTTTAAGTACGAAGAGGGGGTAGGCGATAAAGACATAGAATTATTTACCGCGTTAATTGAAGAAACCCGAATACATAGTATTTTCCAAGAAAGCTTCTTACGGTGTAGGCTACATAATACAATAATAGCAAACGTTAAATACGCTTCTAATTTAGACCGGGTTTTCATAGACAACTCTTACCACGCCGGTAATACAGAAGTACTAACCTATTCCGATGTACATACAGAGCCTAAAATTATATATTGGGAAGAGGTAAGGGGGGCTAATAGTATTTGGATAGTATGGGACCGGGAAAAGGGTTTCCATTACTGGACCCCCAAGAAGCCGGAATACGACGCGAAAATAAACGACATAGTAGGGGCTAAACACCCTATAGGGGACAACCCCGACCTATTAGGCCCGGACTATTGGCCCTTCGTTGTTTATAGATACCGGGACCACTCTAACAAGTTTTGGGGTTATGGTATGGACGCTATCGTAGAACTAATACGGTCTATAAATGTTTTATTAACAGTATGTAACGACGACACTATCCAAGAAACTATAAGGCTACTTATCTTAAACTTTAATCCTACCGGGACCGAAGGGGAACGGGGCCAACTAAAGACCGGTCTACGGCATCCTTTATTTATGGAATCCGCTATAGGCGACAGTAAACCGGAAGGGGAAATCCTTTCGGCCAACCTTTATAATAAAGATGTAGTAGAACTAATAGAAAAACTAACGGACTTCGTTAGTAAGCTACATAATGTAGACAACATTTTAAGGGCGGAATTACAACAAAATTTAAGCGGGATAGCCTTAAGGCTTAAGAACGAACCGCAACTACGCCAATGGGCCAAGGATATAAACATATTAAGGCCAATGGACCGCGACTTATTGCAAACATTGGTAGACGTTAATAACTACCACCGGGAACCGGGGCGACAAATTAGCGACGGCTTTTTAGAACGGGTAAGCGTAGACTACCAAGAACCGCGAATAGTTACGGACGAAAAAGAAGACTACGAATTAGAACGGGCGAAATGGGAAGACGGGACAAGTAGCCCTATCCGGTATATACTTAAGAAAAACCCGGAATTTAACGAAGAGGAAGCGGGGGAATACATACGCTTAAATTTGGCGGTCTTTAACGGAATAATGGGAATAGGTGTCGGTATTCCGGTAGACGAAGAACAAGAAGGGGACATAGGTTAAATTATGCCGAGATTTAGTAAAAGAAGTAAGAGCCGGTTAAAAACTTGCGACAACGAATTACAAACTTTATTTAACGAAGTGGTTGTCCGCTACGATTGTACGATATTATGTGGCCACCGGGGTAAGACGGCCCAAAATAAAGCCTTTAACGATGGATTTTCCAAGCTTAAATACCCGAATAGTAACCATAATAAAATTCCGAGTATGGCCGTAGATGTGGCCCCCTATGTAGGTAAGGCCCGGGGTAATATAGATTGGAAAGATATAAACCAGTTTTACCACTTCGCCGGGTATGTCCGGGGGGTAGCGGAACGACTTTTAAACGAAGGCGTATTAACTTATACTTTACGTTGGGGGGGGGACTGGAGACGAACATACACCCAAACCAAAAAGAACAAGTTTCGGGACCTTGTACACTTCGAACTAGATAAAAAAGTAAGGAAATAATATGATATACGACCACTTTATAGACCGACTTAAAGATAAATGGGACGAAGATATGGCCGACGGTTGGGCTTCTAAAAAGAACTGTTGGGCTTTCTTCGAAAGGTATTACCGTGTTATAGCTAAATCCGTAGTAATAGCCGAAAGAAAATTAGAACACTTGGAAGTAAGTACGGGGGGCTTATCGGACGAAACAAAGAATAAATTAAGGGAAATTAGAACCGACCTACGTAACGCGGTTTGGTTTTCGGCTTTTGACCGGCCCAAGCCTACTAAAAGATATTCGATAAAAAGCCTATTCGATGGTCTTATAAATTGGAAGCAAGTATACGAACACCACCACTTTTTCGACGACATAGAAGACGGACAAGGGAAACCAAAAGAACTAAACGAAAGCCGGCGACAAGTACAAGGATAAACCTTTTAAGAAACTGGAAAGACCAATGAATATTAACGCCCTAACCGAAAAAGAAGCGAAATTAGTAAGGCTTACCCAACCGAAAATAAAAGAAGCTATAGGCGGATTAATTAGGGCCGGATTTAAACGCGACGAAGAAAAGATAATAGTAGCTAAAAAGAAGCTAAGGAAAGTAATAAGGCCTTCCGTTATTTCCGGCCTTACTTTGGGTGTTAAGTGGCTAAAATCAAATTAAACCTACAACCATTTTTTCATAAGGAAGCTAGATTATTACGGGGCCAGTATAGGCGACTACTAACACTAAAGAAGGGAATACGAAACGACACGGCCCCACGTAATAAACCTTCTACAATATTAAGCAAGGGGGCCGACCACTGGTTAATAAATACCGGGGAAACAAGGGACAAGGGAATAGGCTTTTCACGTACCCGAACTGGAATGTCGGTCTACGCGAAATACGCAAAGCACAGTGGAAACCGCGTTTATATGGGGGTTAAAGGTGGACATAAGGGCCAAAAAAGGGGGGTACACCGGCCCCGGGACCAAAGGCGAATAGTAAACTCGTCAGCCCAAGCCACTCCGCCGTCATACACCGACCTTTTTATTTGGCATAATAAGGGGGGGGACCGGACCGCAATGTATAACCGGACCGAAAGGTATTCCGGTATTTTCCAAAAGTGGCCCGTAGGTTCTAAATTTCCCGACCGGTTAGCAAACGCGGTACGGGGGCAAATAAAAGAACATATAATAAAAGAAATTTCCCGCGAAAATCTTATCGAGGGGTTTTAATGTCTAACGCATTCAAGTTTAAATATAAAGGCACGAAGGTTCATACCTTGGTAGATTTGTATACAAAAGAAGCAGAAGATATGGCTGATATGGTAACAAAAAAGGCCCACGGGTGGGTGGTACGTCTAATAATGGAGGGCTATGGCAGAAAGCACGCCGAAAAAAGGACGTTAATGTTGGTAGATATGGGAATAGGTCCTTTTCAAGATATGGAATGGCAAATTAGGCGAATGACGGACGCACTATATAAAGAAGTAGTAGCGGAACCTATAAAAGAATATGCACGCCAAAACCCGGAGGAACTATTACTATGGAAATTAGGCCGGGTTAAGACGGACCACTGTTCGGACTGTATAACACTTTCCACGCTTAAGGCCAGAACTATAAAGGGTTGGAAGAACGTAATGCTAAAGGAAGGGGGGCGTAGGACGGGCCTACCAAGGGAAGGAAAAACCAAATGTAGTTACGGGTGTAAGTGTATGTTAAAACCGACCGGTAAACTCGAGCCACTTGCAGACACTCGAGAGAAAACATTAAGAGAAGAGAAAAAGAAGAAAGAAGAAACCGGGACTAAGGGGGTAGCAAAGTCGGAACTTCGGCCTAATATGTGTGGTAAACATTTGACTGTACGCGAGGCGGAAGCTTGGGCTACTCATAATTTTACAAGAGAAGACGGACGTCCGTTAGTGGTTGACTATTCACAGTTAAACGACCCGGATATGGCAAACGGATTTAACCTTCAACTTAAACAACTGTATGAAGACTTCCCCAATAACGACTTAGAGCAAGTAATGGCCGGAGAAATCAATAGTACGTGGATGGGATTATGTAGTGGCGGTAGCGAAATAACTATACAAACGAAGTTCGCAAACCAAACCCAAGAAAAGGCCGACGAACATTACATTCATAATCAGATACGGCGGTTTCACCCGGAAACCATTAGGGGAGAGAAAAACCCACGGGGTTACCGTAAATCTGTACTTACCCACGAATTCGGACACGTTTTATCTTGGCGGTATGTTCGACAGTCTAATTCTTGGGCCTATCTGGAAACGAATGGCACTTGGGCCGAAGGTATGCCGAAAAAACTAAGAGAAGCATATAATAGATATTTAAAAGATGTAAAAGCCTTTAACAAACGTTGGGGTGAGCCCCACATTTATAAGCCGTCCGAGACTAGGGCCATAGATGCTTCACTTGATTACTTGTATGCTGAAGGGGGGGACAATCGAGGGAACTGGAGAAAGTTACATCAAGAAATGGCCCCACCCGGAAAAGATAAGGGCGGTTATGTTTACGCCCCCTCAAATATGCAGTGGCACTCCAATAACCCAATACGTAAGCCGGCAACAGAGGGCGGAGTTCTTCCGTTTGTACGAGGACCTTACTATACACAATCCGAAGTTGACGCTTTTGTAGCGGAACGCGACGAATTCTATTTGTCGAAATATGCCGAAGACGATTTAGATGAGTTTGTAGCCGAAGCCGTATGCCAACATTTTAACGGCGTACAGAAGTCCCCCTATGCCAGAGAAGTTTATGAGATATTAAAAGAGCATTACGCAAAGCGAACCGGAAAAGAGACAGAGCAAGAACAAGAACAAGAACGTATAATAAGTGAAGAACGTGACAGAGAAGAGTGGTTCGAAACGGGAAAGTAACTTGGAGGATTTTTAATTATGGAAACTAAAAAAAATATTGCTATTGAAATGCCTTGTATGTCTTGCCGGTTTTTCGACCACAAAGTACTGGGCCCGGACCAAGACGGCTTTATATGTAAGGCCTTTCCGGAAGGAATACCGAACGAAATTTTAATGGGGAACTTCGACCACCGGACCCCCTACCCCGGCGACAACGACATACAGTTTAAGCCTATAAGTGTCGCCTTTACTATTAGTCAGTTTTTGGAATACCAAGCTAAAAAAACCCCGAAAGATTCCCCCTAAACCCCTATAATAAGGGGTTTACGGTCTTTCCCCCCTTAAATAGTTCTTGCATATTTCTATAGGTTGTTGTAATTTGTTATTATGAATAACGTAAAACAACGACGCGGATTAACCCTTCTACGGGTAGGAAGTCTTAAGAAAGTCCTTCGGGATTTAGGCTTACAATCTACCACGGAAGCATTGGTCCAGTTAGACCGCGAAGTAGCTTACCTTATAAAGAAGTATGGGAAGGACCAAGCCGAACAAGGAATAAAACGGCTAAATGGCGATACTTCTTTAATGTCAATAACCGGAACAAGTCGTAGCAAACCCCACCCCATAACCGAAACGGAAAAAGTCGATTCCGTTTTAGGTAAATCTTGCCAAAGGTGTAGCGGAATAAAAGACGCTTTCTTACAAAAGGCACGGTCAGAAATGCGGTGGTTCTACGATGAAATAAAAACCGGAATTATACGGGCTAGTAATGGTAAAAAGTATAATCCGGATTGGGCGACTAAACAAGGACGTATAAATAACATAACCTAACCACCTAACCGGTCCGGCTCTACGGCGTCTTATGACAAAGTAAGAACAAACAGACCACCGGGGGCCGGGCCATAATTAAGGGGACACTATGCAAATGGTAAAAACAATATGCGACCGCGAAGGTTGTAAAGGCGAAGTAAAGGATAGCCGTAAAGTTTCAGTTATGCGGTTTAACCCTTATAATAAATATGCGTCTTTCCACCTTTGTAGTTATTGCGAAAAACTGGTCTTTACTTTCCTACGGGGGTTTATGGAAGACAAGATAATACCCGGGCCGTCCGGTAACTACGAACTACACCCCGAAAGGGATTACGATAAAGAATATTGGGAAATATTAGGGACCGTAGTAGAACGGCTTAAAAAGTGTTTGCCTATTTGGGGGGAAGTATGAAATACAACGGTTGGACAAATTGGGAAACTTGGAACTTCAAACTCTGGATTGAAACCGATGAAGGTTCTTATCATAAAGCGTTAAATATGGCAAACGGTAAGAATGGCTATCAACTCTCATTAGCGTTAGAAAATTGGGCATACGATATGTTTGACGAGTTAGGGGTGGAGTCTGGTTTTTTTGCTGACGTTTGTAAAACATCAATTAGTGAAATCAATTTCTACGAAATCGCGGAATCTTATCTTTTAGAAACAGAGGAAGGGGAGGCCACTTCCTAACCCCGGGCCATTTTTTTTACCCTATATTATTATTATAGATTTCTGTTGGTTTCTATAAGGATAGACCGTATATTTATCACCGTGACAAACACAAACGAAAGAAAGGAAAGTAAAATGAAAAAGTTCGCACGAAATAAAACAGAAGCAAAAAAGCTATTCAAGGAAAGGACGCACTTTGAATGGAATTCAGAAGAACACCATAACCAAGGCAGATTCAATGTAACTATTTTTAAACTATCCAAACCAACGCCTAAAAGGAAATTCTTTGTTGGTACTCACTTTGAATGGATGGAATTATAACCTAACAGAAAGGATAGCGAAATGGACAACAAAACGACTACTTGGACGACAAAGCTAAAGGCTTTGTTTTCCCTTAACCTACCGGCCGTAACAATTTCCGGCCAACTTTCCGGCCTACCGACGGACGCCCGTTCCGGCCCGGACGCTGACAAAGAAATAGAACACAACGGCATACATCTCACCGCTTTAGCGAAAAGGTTTTACCCGGGTAAGAAAATCGAACGCCGTTTTAACAAGTCTTTAATAGGAACCGCTACCGATTTGTTAGGCTATGTTTCGGAAGGCGTTTTCTATGAGATAGCTTGTTACGATTGTCGAGTAGGTTACGGTTCAATAGATAACCCACATTACAACCCTAAAGAATACGGTATAAGGAAGACCGATAATTACGGGGGTTGGGAACTAATACCGGACGCTTCCGGAACATTTGACCGGGAACCGTCAATAACAGAACAAGCCCGCCTAGACCACGCGGTAGCCTACATAGAAGGAACAGAAGGCTACGAAGATAAAGTAGAATGGTTTAACGGGTTAACCCAAAAAGAAAGGATAACGAAATAGTGAGTAAACATAAGGTAGTACATTACGACCTAACGAGTAAAAAAGAAACCGCCGATATGCTCTACGGTTCTTGTCCGGAAGCCCATAGGCTTTATTTGGCCGGAGAAGACAAAGAAGCCCACGCGGTACTAATGGCCAAAATAGACGAAGACAACCGAAAGAAGTGGAACGGCGAAAGTCTTAAAAGCCGTTTAGCCCGTTGTCTATTAAAAGGAAAGTTCTTCCTTCGGGACCTTATTTTTATCGGCGATAAGTTAGTCGTTAAAAATACCCCTAACTGTATTAGTAATTCGCTAACAATAGAATACACGAATAACCAGTTAGGCGAAAGCGTACAAGTGTTAGGCCTTCCTAATGATATGGAAGCTTGGACCCTATTACAAGCCATAGACGACTACCTAACAAACCCATACGACGAAACACGTTACGACGGATTAAAGGGCGTATATGTACAAGTATGGAATTTCGACGGTAGTAGTAACGCGACGGATTCTTACGAGTTAGGTTTTAAAGAATCCGCCCCATATAAACACCGTTTTAACCAATAACAGAAAACAAGGCGGGGGCCGAAAGGCCCCCGAAAGGATAGCGAAATGATGAATATAATAAGGAAAATAAAAGACGGACTTTTCGAAGTAACCGTTAAGCAAATGGTTCCGGCCGGGCCACACTATAAGCGTATCCGTAGCGATAAGAGGCGTAACGGTATCTTAAGTAAGCTTATAGGCCTAATGCGGTCCTTTACGACGGATTCTATTTTAGAATACGACGACCGCTTTAAGCTAAAAAAAGACGGAGACGTCCAATTTACCTACAAGGGCGAAACCGTAGACCTTACCTTAATCCCATACTATAGAAAGCCTTTCCGCTTTTATAAATATGTGGTTAGTGTAGCCGGGATAAAAAGGGTTGGTAAGGAAGTAAAAGACTACTTCCGCAACAAACACACGTTTAATTCGTATAGCTATACGAAACTCGACGAATTGGTCGGTAAAGGCGATAACCCGTTCCCTTGGAAGCCGAATATACAAACCGAACCTACGGCGAACGTGGTAGGGTGTAGCGATAAAATACCGTACCGGACAGAATACCGGGACCACTTCCCTACAGTCGAAGTACGCTTTAGCGATAAGGTTAAAAGGTCCGCTAACATATTGGCCGAAATTCCCGGACGCGGTAACGTGTTTAACGACGATACCTACGGGGTAAAATTGGTTCGTCGGCAAATGCAAACGGCCGACTTTAGAATGGTCCTTAATATCTGTCTTGTTGGCGTTTCGCACGACGATAAGTTTAGGATAGAATCCCATTCTTCTGGTTTGGACGGTAATAACCACCGGGCCAAATGGGGGTATAATGGAAAAACTACTACCTTAAAACCCCATTTAAAAAGGTTGGTAGAAAAGATAGAAGGGACCATAGACCGGGCGGAAGACAATAAGAAATGGACCGACCGGAATAAGGCGGAACTAAACAAAAACGAAGCTATTTTCGGGGGCATTTATTCCGAGACCGGATTAAAGGCCGAAGAGGAAACGGTCCGCGATTTAGTGGCCCTTCCATTAGCTAACGGCGAATACGGAAACTACGGATATGTCGCCACGAAAGACGGGGCCAAATTTTGCATAGTAAACGGCGGAAGGGGTAAGGTGGGTGAATTTGCGTATACTTGTAAAGCTAGTTTCGTTAGCTTCCACGTTTCCTTCTCTTCGGCGACCGGATTCTATACTATGGACGAAATGGACAATACAATGGCCGGCTTTTCGACAATGACCCGGGAAGACCTAGTCGAAGTTATTAAGATTATGGTAAAAGGCGTAGACCGTAACTTTACAAAGCGTATTTCCGTTTTTGTAAAGTGTGTTAAAGACGGTTTCTGTATGGATGAAAATTAAAATATAACCCGAAGTAGTACGCCTAACAAAAAGAAAGGGACCCTAACCGGTCCCTTTTTTTTTAATTCCCAAATTTTAGGGGTTGGTTTTTACTGTAGTCTAAACATATAATACAACTATGATTGAACAAGCCACTTAATATAAAAGGATTAAACTATGGATATAGTAAAGCTAACGGACCGGGTTAGGTCCGAAGTAGATAAGGACAAATTAGAAGCCTTAACGCCCATACTAAAAGAAATAGAAGTCGGGGTTGTTACGCTTATTGAAAACGTTAAAGACGCTTCGGCGGAATCAAAAGCCCGGAAGCTTAAAATTCGCGAAATGCAAGGCCAACTAAACGACAACGACGTAGATATAGACGAACTACGGAAAAAGGCCGATACAAGCGAATTAACGGCAGAATTGAAGGATTTAAAAGTCTTCAAAGCCGGTGTACAAGAAGAAACGCGGACCAGTTTTTTAAACCGTTATAATAAGGTTAAAAACGACCCCCGTTTCGAAAAAGCTTCTACGTTTTTGAAAATGCCGGAAGCCGGGGAAAATGGCGAAATGGACTTTACGGAAATAAGTAACGACGATATGGCCGGTAACTTAACAGAACTTAAAAAACTGGACCAGTTAGATTATTTCTCTTCGCCGGAAAAACCAAAAGAAGCCCACGCGGACCAAGTGCCGAAGGGCCAACAAGACTTTGGGACCCGGGTAAAAGGTGCTACTTCAATAGCCGATTTAGAAAAGCTTAACGAAGAAATGGCCGGGGCGTAAAACACTTAATAGAATAGGAATATAAAAATGGCAGATGTAAAAACTACCGCTTCGGTATTAGGCGATTCACAAATAGCCTTAATGGACCAAGCTTTCCAAGTGGAAGCCGGGGACAGAATCGTAGCGGACCAATTCGCAAGTTACCGTCGAAGTATCGGGGCTAAATCTATAGACTTTGTAAAATATTCGAAGATGGATTACGCCGTAACCGAACTTACGGACGGCTCGGATGTAGACGCCGTAGCAATGGCCGATAGTAAAGTAACCTTTACCCCGAAAGAATACGGTAACGTGGTTACTAAAACTTCTTTAGCGTCCCTACAAAGTGGCGGTAAAGCAGACCTTGGGGCTTCCCAAGTCGTCGCCCGGAATATGGCAGAATCTTTAAACCGTTTAGCTTGTTTAAGCTTACAAGGTTCCGCGAATAATAAGGACGGTTCTTCGGCTAATATAACCGAAGCCCTTTTAGACGCGGTATTCTTTGAGTTAAACAACAAAAACGCTGAACGGTGGGACGGGGACGCTTACGTTTGTATGTGTCACCCGGCCGTAGCCCAAGATATAGCCGGATTTTCGGCTTGGAAAGACGTACAAAAGTACGCCGACGCTATGCCTATCCTTCGTAACGAAGTAGGCTTCTATAAAGGATTCCGGTTTATTAGTTCGACCGGTATGCCTTTTACAGACGCGGACCCCGACGTACACGAATCGGCCTTTTTTGGTCGAAACGCTTTTGGAAAAGCCGAAAGCCAATCCGCCGAAATGCGAATTACTGGGCCCTTTGATAAATTGGGCCGTATGTTAAATATCGGTTGGTATTGGGTAGGCGATTACGGTATCGTAGACCAAGATAGTTTATGGTCCGTACAGTCCTTAAGTAGTTACGTCGCTTCGTAATAGGTAGACGATAACCATATTATAGGTTTGGACCGGTCTTTTACCGGGCCGGTCCCCTAACTTGGGATTAGAATAATGCTAACGGAAATAATAGTAGTAGACGCGGACTTAGATAATATTGTCCCTAATATAGCGGACTATAAATTTATCGGCCAAGCGGATTTTAGCGACCAAATCGCCGAAGCCCGTAAGGATGTTTACCGTATGGTTTACGCTGATATGGAAAACAATAACCCAAGCTATACCCACGCGAAAATAAAAGACGAAGTCGAAAAAGTACACGACTTTATAGAAACGCCAAACCTTAAAGATTGTATCGTAAGGTTAGCTATTTCGCGGATATTTAAGGGTAATAGCCTTTTGGAAATGGCCGGGGCCTACGAAATGGAAGCTTCTTTAATCCCTTTGCGTTATCACTACGACGTAAACGAAGACAATGTAGTAGATACTGGCGAAATATCGGTAAGGTCTAAATATGTTTTCGGTAGGTAATGGCGGTAGTAAACTATTCCGGGATATTGGCGTCGTTAAAAACGGCCATATCCAACGATTCCGGGTTAAGCTTTCGCTACAAACCGGCGAACTTGTGGTTTAATATGGAATTAGGAATATTTCCAACTTCACAACTACAAAACGCTTTTACCATCCGGTTTAACGAGCAAGGCGGAAGTAGTTACGAAATGGACACCCTAACCGAATTAGGCGTAGAGTTAGAATTCGGACTAAATCCGCTTAACGATATGTACTTAAATAAACTTGGCGATTGTAGTAAGGCCATAAGGAATTTAGAAGAAGTAGTACATAGCGACATAGATAGAATAGATACCGATACGGATTTTACCACAACATACGGCGACGACATAGTGGTCGTTACTTTTGATAATATTAACATACAAATAAGGAATACTAACTAATGGCAAGTAGAGAATTAAGCCACGCTAAAGTAATGTTAGGTAGGGTAGTTACGATTACCTTTAATAAAGCCAACGCAGAAGCTTTAAGCGTTAAAGGACTAAAAGACGGGGTCGTTTCTTTTGCAGAAGAAATTAAAGAAACGATAGCCGAACTCGAAGACGGTAACGAAATTATAGAAAGCTTCGGTAGAAAATACACTATCGAAATTACTATTTCGGAATTAGACACTTCCGATATGTCGGCGGTGGATGGTTCGGACGAACTTATTATAGCCACGGCTTCCGGCGGTGGGGGTGGTATTGGTAGAACGCTTACGGTTTCAAGTTTGGACGATTGTAAGACAAGCGTAGACGGTTTAAAAACTAAAATCGTTTGCCGTAAATCAATCCCCGAACACGATTCCCCGGGTTTTGTGGTTGCTGATATCGCATCATAAAGAATTAACTAAATACCTTTGGACTTGTTTAGGTGGTTAAGATGAAAACACCGGCGGGCCGGTTAATTGAAATCGACCCGTCGGATGTTAAGACCCGGATAGGTTGGGGCTATACTTTGGTCCCCGACCCGGACCACGACGACGGCTACTTCGAAGACCCGGCCGAAAGTAAATCGGCTCACGACTTTGGCGTCGTGGATTATAACGGGGACTTAGATAAAAAGATAGAAAAAAACAAGGCCAAGAAAAAGGCCAAGAAAAAGAAGGCTAAAGGTGGAAATAGGTAGCGTATGGAAAGTAGCTTTTATCGTTTTACAAATCGTTTTTACGGTAAGCCTCTCCGCTTTTATAACGCTTTTAAGGTCTTTATACCGGGATATGCGAACACTAGAAACCAAAATCGAAACCGATATGGATATGTGGAATAGGCGATTAGGGCAAATAGAAAGAAAGCAAGACGTAATAGAAGCCGTTACTAATGAAAAATTTAAAAGCTTAACCGACCAAGTAAGCCGGGGCTTTAGAAATGTCGAAAAGAATATAGACGAATTAAGCCACCGGTTCGGGAAATGGGAAACAAAACAAGGATAAAACATTATGATAGCCAAGGTATTAAGTTCAATAGCCACCGCGTTACTTACTGAAAAGGTTATTATAGCGGTACTAATTAAGATAGGCGACTATTTAGTCGATAGGTCTTCTAATAAATTAGATAACACCGTATGGAATGAAGTAAAAAAACAACTAAACAAATAAGGAATAATATAAAATGCCAGACACTAAAACAGTAGAACTTTTCGACGGAGGACAATCAGTAGGAACGGCTACCGTAGACGGTTCCGGAAACTGGTCTAAAGCGTTAACGCTTTCGGCCGGAAGCCACGCCCTTACCGGCAAGGCTACAGATTTGGCCGGGAATGAATCGGGGGCCTCTTCAACTGTAAATTTAAAATCGGGGGACTCTACTACACCAACATTACCAGACCTATTAGACGATTCCGGTTCGTCATCTTCGGACAACGTAACCAACGATTCGACGCCTAGGATAAAGTCCGGTGTAACTTTAACCGGTCCGAATTCGGTAGTACCACCGGACGCATCTTTGAATCGCTACGAAGTAGAACGTAAAACCGGGGCGGGGTCTTGGTCAAAGGTTGTCGATGTAGCAGACTCATCTATGACTATTGTTGTAAACGGCAGTACGAAAGAATGGTCATATACATTGCAAGAACCTTCGGCCTTAGTAAATGCTACCCATCAATACCGGGCAAGGTGGAGGGATAAATCCGGCGGTTATAGTGGTTATGGTAGTATCCTTTCGGTTATTATAGATACTACGGCCCCAAGTTCGCCGGCTATTACAAGCCACTCTAACGGCTACGTATTTACCGGAACAAGTTTCACTATTACCGGTACGTCTTCATAAGAAGAAATAGACGAATCTACCTAACTATTCGGGCTACTGAATTATGGCCATAGACTAACTACACGTTAATTTAGTGGCCCGAAATTTAACCTTAAGGAAAACCGGATAAATGGGCCAACAAACTATAAGCCTTGGAACCGCCGGGACTAATTCCGGCGACACTATACGCGACGCTTTCGACAAGTGTAACGATAATTTTGGCGAAGTTTACAGTAAGAAAGCAGATGCGGGATACCTATTAGACCCGACCCAAATTATTGTAACCCCGGGAGATTTTTGCCCTAATGGCGACAACTCTTATTATAATGTCGCGTTAAATAATTACGGGGGCCACGCGATAGTAAAATCGTCGTCCTTGGAAATGGTGGCCACTTTTGTAATACCTAGGGGGTTTACGGTTACCCACTTCCGTATAAACTGTTCCCATACTATAAATACTAAAATTTACGAATGTATGATTACGAACGGACTTGCCGTTCAAAAGGGAAGCGGAAACACTAACGTAGAAATAAATTCCACCGACTTCGACTCTGATGGTGCTAAGTATATTTCTATTTATGTGGGTACTACTTCAACCGCCCACCAAATTTATGGGGGCTACATTAAAATAACTAAATCGTAAAAGGTGAAAATATGCCGTTCGACAATGACATAACTTTAAAAAACTCGCTTACTTCTAAAGACATAAGCGAAACTACTTTAATGGAAAAGGTTATGGAATACGCCGGTAGCCCTTTGGTTAGTGGGAATATACCGGACGACGAAAGTATCTTAAAAAGTGTTAACGGTGCTATCCAAAATTTACGTAGCGAATTAGTAAAACTTCGTAGCGACGTTAACGAATTACACCAATATATAGGCCGGGCTTTTGGTCCGGCTTCGGTTAATGCGACTTCGCAAGGTCCAACCGGGGCCACCGGTCCCCAAGGCCCCCAAGGGGCTACCGGCCCGGCCGGTTCTACTGGTCCTACTGGAAATACCGGACCTATCGGAAGTACTGGACCGGAAGGCTTGGTATGGAAAGGAACTTATAGTAGTAGCACGGCCTACGCCATAGACGACGCGGTATTTTATAACGGTTCTTCTTATGTGGGTATAAAAGCCGGTACAAATAAAACCCCTTCCACTTCTACCACTTATTGGGCCAAGCTTTCCGCTAAAGGCGATACCGGGGACACCGGAAGCCAAGGAAATACCGGCTCTACCGGACCAACTGGCCCCCAAGGAACTAAAGGCGATACCGGGAATACTGGTAATACCGGCCCTACCGGACCCCAAGGAACTAAAGGCGATACCGGGACCCAAGGACCGGAAGGCGATAGGGGACCAACTGGCCCTCTTGGTCCAAGCGGACCAACCGGGGCTACTGGTTCTACTGGTCCTACTGGCCCCCAAGGGACCACCGGGACAACCGGGGCTAAAGGCGATACCGGAAACCCCGGGGCTACTGGTTCTACTGGACCCCAAGGGACGACCGGGCTTAAGGGGGACAAGGGCGGAAAAGGAGATAAGGGCGAAAAGGGGGACGAAGGAAGCCAAGGAACTACCGGGGCTAAAGGCGATACCGGAAACCAAGGAACTACCGGGGCTACTGGACCCCAAGGGACCAAAGGCGACGCCGGTAGCGATGGGGTTAAAGGAAATACCGGTCCGGCCGGTGCTACTGGTTCGCAAGGTGCGACCGGTCCTACCGGTGCTACTGGTAATAGCCACCTATCGGGCGTAAGTGCTATAATTATAGATAAGGGTAGGCTAAAAGTAACTATAGGGGGGAACGTGTATTATTTCGTTCCGGCTAAATAATGGCCCAAGATACGACAAAAGTAACAATATATCGGACCTTATCGAGTACATTTAACCCAAATATAGACACGGTAATAGGGATTGATACAACAGTACAAGAAGGGGCCCCGAATTGGTCGGTAACTACTGAAAATTGGACGGCCGGCCGGTGGAATGTTTACCCAATAGCCGAAGATTTAGCCGGGAATTCCAACGCCGTACAAAACCAAGAAGTAATAGCCGGTATAATAACTTCCTCGCCTATGAAAGTATCGGATTTAGAAAACTGGTCTATAGGCGAAATGTCTTTGGTTTTATTGGGGCTTACTGAAGAATGATTTTTAGCATAAGATATTACGAGCAAACATATACTAACGAACCGGACCCGGTAAACGACAACTTTTTAGGGGGCGGGTTTTCGTCCCCGTCCGGACCAAATATAATATTTTCGAAGGTTTGCACTTTGGCGGACTTTGACGGTTCCGGCAATCCGGAAGGTAGAAAAGTTTATGTAATTATCGCGGATATAAACGGAAACGAAAGCCTTATTTCTAATGTTCGACAGTTTACTATAACCCCGGGACAAAACTAATATGGCCATAAAAATAACAAAAACCCCAACCCGGCTTAAATGGGAAATACTTTCCATAGAACAAATAGACGATAACCATATAATAACTATTAAGGTAAAGGAACCGGATTCTATGCCGTGTAGTATTGGGGGGCTTCGGTTTTATTCCGAAGAGACTTCGGCTTGGGAAGACGCCACCTTACGGCCAACGGTTGGCCAAGATTACGATAACATTAACCTCTCCCCCCGTTATAAAGAAATTCCCATACATTGGGATAGCCCTACCGACTTCCGCATACAACAAGAATTTACAGACATCAATATCGAAGTAACTTTATACGATGAAGTAAGCCAAGGGGGGACCGCAGAAAGTAAAACGGTCTATACTAATGTGGACTTTACATTACCCGAAATTTCGGACAAAAGAATAATAAAGCCTAAATCCAATACCGAAGATATGGTCTTCCACTTTTTAACCCCGATAACAATAAGAGATGCCCGGCTACAGTTTTTACTAGAAATAGATACAGAAACTACCTTTAATTCCGGGCCAATGGGCCAACCGGAATATAGTTTTTTTACCGAAGACGATAGGACGGATTGGTCCCTATATAATAAAAGTTCGTTATCTTGGGTTCCCTTTCCGGAAGACGGCGTACCCGTAGACCCGTCCGGCCGGGGTGAAGAGGTAAAATTTAATAACGCGACTATTTCCGGCTTAAATACGGGCGACTATTATTTTAGAATACAACCATTTCCGCGTCAATTTTTTGCTATAATAACCTTACCGGTAAACGGTGGAGTATATACTGGTAACATTATAACAATAAGCGGAAACATAACTACCCTTAACGCTTTTTAACAATGGCAAAACAAAGGAAAACCAAATGGCAAAAACCACCGGTAAACAGACCTACACCATACAAGGGGTAAAAGTATGGCAAGGCGAATTAACAATAGGCCAAGATATAAAATTAGCCGAAATATTCTCGACTATGGACGGCGACAAGATGAACGATATACAAGGCCTAATAACAGAAATAACGAAGGAAGGGACTATTACAGACCTTTTTAGGGTTGTATTAAAGGGACCAATAGATGAAATAGATATAATGGAAATTCCTAATAGTGTTTTCGAAAAAATCGTATCGGATTTTTTAGTATTAAACGACGGGCTTCTAATGAAATTAAAAGCTATATCGCCGGTCGTGAAAAAATCGACAAAGTAGATAGCGAAAACACCGGCGAAAATGCCGTGGACTTCTTTAGGTCTTTAGAAGAGGAAGACGAGGAAGACCATAATGTTATACACTATTTGGAAGACTTAATTTTCTTTCTTGCGGATATGGACATAGTTAAAGCCCGGGAAATAAAGGAAAACATTACACAAATAGAAGCCTTAAAATGGATAGACAAGAAACACAAATACACAAGACAACAAAACGAAGACTATAAATAATAAATGGCCCAAGATAAGTTAATATTCCAGATTAAAGCCGATACTACGGACATAGTAAGGGGCGTACGTGGTGTAAATAAAGAAATAGGGAAGACAAATAAACAAGTAAAAAGCTTTACTACCGGCCTTACCGCCGGCTTCGCCAAGGTTGGGTTGGCTATGAACGGTATACAAGTGGGCTTACAAATGGTCGGCAGTATGTTAAAACCGTTTACAGATTTCCAAATTAAAATGGCGGAAGTAAATACCCTTTTAGGCGAATCCGGGCCACAAGTAGCCGAACTATCTAAAGAAGTATTAGAATTATCTAAACGTTTACCGGCGTCTACTACCGAATTAAGCGAAGGTCTTTACGAAGTTATTTCCGCGTCTATAGATTCGTCCGAAGCTATAGGCTTTTTAGAAACGGCTACCCGGTCCGCCACGGCCGGGGTAACCGATGTTAAAACCGCCGTAGATGGTATTACTACAGTATTAAACGCTTATGGTCTTTCGGCGGATGAAGCGGGACAAGTATCCGACATTATGTTTACTACGGTCAAACGCGGGAAAACTACCTTCGGCGAAATGGCCCAAAATTTAGGCCAAGTTATACCGGTCGCTTCCAGTATGGGGGTAGAATTCGAAGAGGTAGCTTCGGCCTTCGCCACTCTTACTAAAAACTCTATGAATACGGCAATGAGTTCCACGGCTTTAGCCGGTGCTATTACCGAATTATCCAACCCAGCTTCTAACGCTAATAAATTGTTAAAGCGATTAACCAATACAACCGGCGGGCAACTAATAAAGACCAAGGGGCTAATAGGAACTATTAAAGAATTAGGGGGGGCTTCAAAGGAAGAACTTGTAGAAAATTTCGGACGGCAAGGGGCAAGGGCTATCCTTATACTTACTAATAAGTTCCAAATGGCTACCGACGACTTGGACGCTATGCGGAATGCGTTAGGGGCCACCGATGAAGCTTTCCGGAAAATGGAAGCTACGGTTAACTTCCAATCTGCACTATTAAAGAATAATTTTAACGCAATCTTAATAGAATTAGGCAGTATTACCCTACCGCTTCTAAACTCGGTTATGGGAGGCCTAATCGTAGTTATACAAAACTGGAAAAAGGCAATAATAGCACTTATAGGTTCCCTTATTACTTTTAAATTGGTAATGCTATCGGTAAACGGTTCGATATTCGCCGGTATAAAAACCGTAAGGGCTTATAGGATTGCTATGGTTTTGTTACGCCGGGGTATTAGGACGACCACTTTAAGCCTAAAGACTTTAAAGGCTACGCTTATTTCTACCGGTATTGGGGCCGGTATCTTGCTTATCGGTTCGGCTATAGAATGGTTAGTAGGGAAAGCCGACGAATCGACCGACGCCGTAGATAGGTCCGCAGAAGCTATTTACGGTTATGAACAAGCGGTCCGCGACGCTTCCGGTTATACAGAACTTCAATCCGCTTTAGACAGAATAGAAGTTTTAGACAAGGAAATTGGGGTCCGCGATAAATTAACCAAAAAGGTAGTAGAAGGTGGAGAAGTAGAGACGAGCCGGTGGAAAACCCAACTAAACCAAGGTGCAAGTTTACGGTCTATACAATATTCTTTGTATAATGATATAGCTTTCGCTTCTGTTAAAAAAGACTCCGACTTATTAAAGTGGTCCCTACAAGAACTACGGGTAGAACAAGAGAAGCTGAAAAAGGAAAAGCCCATACAAGCAAGTGATATATGGGACCCGGCCACCGAAAACGCTATGGATAAAAGAGTTATGGACAAGTCTACCGAGATGGGTAGCTATAATAAGGCCTTGGCAAAAGCAATAGATACAATAGATAGACTTATTAAAAAGAAAAAAGAGCAAGGGCAAGCCGACGACGTCTCTTTAGAAGACCTACAAAACGAAAAAAAGGCACTAGAAGAACGGGTAGAAGCCTTAAAGGAAGTAACCAGTGCCATAGTTACCCTAACTACCGCCGAACAAAAACTACTAATGTTACAAGCGGAAAGAAAAGGCGATAAGGCGGTATATAATCTTTTAGTACAAAGAAGGAACGCGTTAAAAAAGCTAACTAATCAAACAACGGAACAAAAAATAGAGCAAGAAAAATTACAAATTGTTATAAATCGTATGTGGCGGGGTTTTAAAGATAGCGAGAAAGCCGAAGCCAAGAGAGTGGCTAATATAAAAGACGAATTGGCGTTAATAAAGGCAAAACAACAAGGAATAGACGACGAAATAAAGTTTTACCAAGATAAAATAGATATAATGGCCGAAGTTGTAAATATGACGGCTGAAGAAGAGTTAGCTTATGAAAATTTAAGGCTAAAAGTAATAGAATTAAATAACGAAAAGCAAGATAGCTACGAAGACGAAGTGGACCGCTTAAAAGACGCCGAAGACCGTAACTACGAATTAGGCTTAACAAGTTTTTCTAGGTATTTCAAAATTTTACAAGACCGTAAGGAAGCGTTAGAAGGTTCAATAGAAGACGAACAAGAACTAAAAACCAAACAAGCCGAATACGACGACCAGTTAAGCCAGTTAGCGATGGAAAGGTTCGGGAAGCTACGCGGTGGGGTTAAAGAATTTTTAAAGGGCGAACTAATAGACAAAATTACTTCGGCTCAAATAGGAATGGCTATCGAATTAGCTAAAATTTTCGCTTCGGAAAGTCTAACCCTTGGCCTTACTTTGGTCCCGAAATTGGCGTATTATGGGGCCGGTATAGGGTTACTAGAAACCGCTAAAGGTATGGTCCAAGCCTTCGCCCACGGTGGACTAGTAAACCAACCGACTATAGGCTTATTAGGGGAAGCCGGGCCGGAATTTGTGGCCCCGGTAGAAGGGTTTAAAGAATACGCTAAAAAAGAACTTACCCCTATGATAGCCCACGAAATAAGCTTGGGGAACATAGCTTTAACGGGCCACTTCCCGGGGATACAACAACAACGCCAAGGACCCGACATTACGGAAATGGAAAAAAGTTTAAAAGAACTTGTAAAGGTTGTTAAGGGTAGCCCGGCCCGGACCACCGTACGCGGTTCCGATATTATAATAGCGGAAAACAGACTTAAACGGGGCCGTTTATAATGGCGACTAAAGTTAATATATTCCATAAACCGGCTAACCAAGATTGGGCAGATGTAACGCCGTTTGTAATGAAGGATGGATTCCCGGACGCCTTTACGGAAACCCTAAAGGGGGAAGGCTTAAACGAATACCGGGTTAAGGAATTTACTTTTAACCTACATAAAGCCAGTTTCGGGGACGCCTTTACGTGGCCGGAACGTTTAGACTTCGTTAAAATAGAAGAGGCCAATTCCGGGATTCCACTACTTAACGGATTTGTGGACGAAATCCGCAAAGAATATTCGGATACCCCGGAATTTACCGTATTCCCTAACGCGTTATTACTTAAAGATACCTTGGTCGGCGAAGTAACCGAAGACGAAGGCGAAGAACCTATAACAGAATTTAAGTTAATGGATTCGCCTAAACCGTTACACGAAATAGTAGGGGAAGTCTGTACAAGTGTAAATAATAAAAGGGGTACTAACTTTACGGCGGACGAAGATAGCGTACCGACTACGGAAAGCGATATAAAAAACTTCTTTGGTAATACTATTTTTAAAATGCGACAATTCGGGTTTATTAACTTTCTATTCGAAGTTATTTTCGGCGAAGACAAGATAGAAATACGGAAACAATCCGCGTCAAATTACCCTTCCGGTTATAGGTATACCGCCCTACGGTACGATGTCGGTTTATTCATTAAGACGGTAATATCTTACGGGGCTTTTCTAAATTGGGCTTGGTCTCATTACTGGGGTTGGCCTTTTAACTGGACTATATCAATATCGTTAGTAGTCCCTTGGTTTGATTTTAAACTGCCGACTATGGGGGCTTATATTTTCGCCTACGATTGTACCGGTGGGGGGGTAGGTGATATACAAGCTACCCACGAATTTTTCCCACTTGCCCCGTTTCACGATACTTGGCCTAGTCTTCACGGGTACGGTACGAAGGTAAATAACGGCGACTTTACCAATCTGGGCAATATAGGACAGAATAAAATCTGGTCTTACTTAAAACGCGAAGGGTGGGAAAATCCTATTATAAAATTAGCTTGGGATTATGATTCTACTAATACCTATTGGGTGGCGGAAGCTAAAAACCCTACGGACCTTTTCGGCTACTGGTTAATCTTCGGCAGTATGGAAACGCCTTTCGATAACGAATATAGATTACACTACCGAAATAAAAACGGGTCCGACATTTTAAAAGATTTGGCGATAGTGTCTAACCGGTGGTTTTATGTGGACCCGTTAGATAAAATACATTTATTACCGCGTAACGACGCCAACAATACCAAACAAGTAATTTCTAGTAATTTTTTAGAACGGGAAAGGGAAACGGAAAAAAATAAAGAATCGGAAGTATCGGTTTCACGTTACGAAAAAGATTCCAGTAGCGGAAAAGTAAGTACCTATGGTTTAGTATTAAGGAAGAACGAATTAGACGCTATAGTCCAACAATACAGTTTATACGCTCAAAGTACAAGACAAGAATACAACATTAAATTATACGACCCCCCAACCGGGGACGACAGAATAGCCCTTATGGACGAAATAGTAGTTACGGCGGACGGGAATACCGCCGACTACAGTATAGGCCGGGTTATTGAATTAGAACAAAGCTTTTTAGATAATACCGTAAGTTTTAAGACCGAAGTATCCGACGATTTTACGTTAATGGAATATACCGAAGAACAAGAAGAGGGCGAAGGGCCTAACCCGTCTGACCCTTCCGTTGAAATTTACTTACCCCAACCGAACACTCAACATACTTGGGCTTTTGGTGGTGAACTTTATATTACTTGGGAGTATTTTGGGGACGGTTGGCCGTCGTCCCAAAGTTCTGTTTGGGTGGAATTAAAACTACAACAAGAAATGGGGCCAACTTTTGTTACCGTGGCCATTATTGCATACGACCTACACCCCCCTACCAACGTTTATTCTAGTTCGCTTACCGATGAAGTTTACGACGGTGTAAATAAAAATGCCGGTTACGAAGACTATAGGATAAAACTATCTGTATATTGGGCCGGCCAATCTCCCATAATCGCTTATAGAAATATAGTTATACTAGATAACTAGGATAAGAAAATGGAATTAAATAAAAATAGGGGGCGTTACGGTTTTGGGTTGCTAACGGAATTTTTTAATTCCGCCGGTTTTCCCCCGGGATACGAACGCCCCTTTTATAATAAAGGAAGAAATTAAATGGCTTACACTGGAAGCGGTGGACCAACCATTATTTACTATGACGACCCGGTGAATATGTCTAACCCCATACGCGTAGATTTACCAGTAGCGAACAAGGGAAAAAGGGAAGACACTTATTCAGACGAAACGGACCGCTTCGAAAATATTGACGGTAAGTATATAAGTGGCCCCCCGAGGTGGCGGTTTACCGCTAAATATAATTTTGCTAGTGTAACCGGCGGACACATAGACAAGTTAATGGATATTTATAACCGGTCTAACTTTGTAAAACTAATACCCCATATAGACTTCCCAATGATTTGTTACGATTGTTTAATAGATTCTGTCGCCATAATACCCCAAGATGGGTATATAATGAAAGACGAAATAGAAATGGAACTAACAAGCGTAAATTATATTTATACCCGGCCTTCAATAGATAACCTAATCGGGTGTATGTTTGCCTATAGGATAGGCGTAAGGGTGGACGAATGACTAACAATAAAATAAGGAACTTAATAAAATGAGTAGATTTTCTTTCGGAATATTTGGACAAAATAGCGACGAACTTATTTCCGGTTTAGATGTTAAAATCCGCGACGTTAACGATACGGTAATAGCGGACAAAAGCGGAAATTTAGCCCATACGATAGAGGACAACGGGGACGGAACCTATTACGTGGATAGCTTACCCCAAAGTCTTATAAATGTTTATGTGGGAGATTCGGCCCAAGATGAATTACAGAATATATTCTTTCCTACAGAAGCTACGGCGGACCATATAAGCGACGATACCAAACACCGGGCTATAAACGACGTGGGTACGGGGACTACTGAAACTTTTTCTAACAGTAAGGTAAATACTCTGTTAGCCAGTAAATCCAATACTTCCCACAACCACGCAACCGAATACGCTACCCTCGGACACGACCACGACACCGACTACGCGGATATAAGCCACTCTGGAGACAATAGTCTTCACAGAACGATAAATGACTCTGGCACGGGTGAGTACAATTTGTTCAGTGCAAGTAAAATCAATACCGAGCTTGCTCTGAAAGCTGATGACGCTGACCTTACAAGCCACTCTGGAGACAATAGTGTTCACCGAGAAATAGACGACTCGGGCGTTAATAATACGGATTTATTTAGTGCCAGTAAAATCAATACCGAACTTGCTCTAAAAGCTGATGACGCCGACCTTACAAGCCACTCTGGAGACGCTGATAAGCACCGAGAAATAAACGATTTGGGGTCGGGGGTTACCGATGTGTGGAGTGGTAATCATATAATAACTTACATCAACAACAAGGCTACATTTAGTTCAGATGATTTTGCGGGAGGCTTAGGAAGTGACGTAACCATTAAGCAAGATTTTAACGACCAAACTATTCTGGACAATAGCAAACGGCTGAACCAAAATCTCGAATCATTACAAACCGCAATAGGGGGCGGTCCCATACCTTATGAAGAACGTGCGAACCATTTGACGGCCAACTTAGCTAATAAGGGGAAATTATATTACTATAATTCCGGCCCGAGTATGCCGTCTGGTACATACGGTTTGTATTTCATAGCCCAAAGCGGAACGAACTCGTACCACCGCCTTACTGTTGTAGAGGATTCTTGGGGTGGTGGTGGAGGAAACTAATGATTAGAACGTAGAGCATAAGACAATACGCCTCCCCGGCCGTATTCCACCATTTTTAGGCCACTACCCCATAGTGGTTAGTACCACTACCCAATAGAATAAATACTTATAAAATCCTTTGGGAAATAATAGAAATGTATTATATTCCCCCCCTATGTACAATACAAAAAGAATAGCGACTTACGACGCTTTCCGGGAAATAGCCGACGACCCCAATACCCGGGAAGGGTTAGTCTTTACTTCCACCGGTGAAGGCGTAAAGATGTTTACGGCTTGGGGCGTTTCTTCCCGTTGGGTTAATGACGGTTCCGGACATAAGGAAATAGTTACTAATTATTTTATAAAGAATCTTACCAAGGATAAGGACCGCGTAGAAGAAAAGCTACTAGACCTATGCGAAAAACAGAACTATAAATATTACTATGTTTCCCCCGAAACATTAGGTACGAAGTTAAACAAATTTAACGACCCTAACCGTTGGGCCAATTTACCCCAAAGCGAAAAGTATATTAACTTCGGTAAGTACCACGGTAAGCCGTTAAGCTACGTTACAAAAGACTTGGACTACTTCGTTTATATGGTATACGGTAGCGGATGGTTTCCAAGTGAACACAACGCTAAAAAATGTTTGGAATATATTGCGGAAATACCGGAAGTAAAAAAGGCCGTAGAAGACAAAAAGAAGGCCGACGCCAAGGCTAACCGGGAACGCGAAGAAAAGGACCGTAAGGTAGCCTTAAAACGGGCCAAAAGCCAACCCGTAGGGAAACCCGGGGAACGGATGAAGTTAGAACTTACTTTAGTGCGACTATTTGAGTTTAACAATTACTACGGCGAACGCGACGGCGGATATATATTAGAAGACAAAAACGAAAACCAATTTATTTACTTTAATTCCTTCCATTTACCTTTAGGCGAAAAAGAAGACGTAGAAGGTTACCCGGAAATAGTAGACCGATATTTAGAAGTAGGCGAAACGGCTATAGTAAACGCTACTATAAAGAAACATAACAATAGCGTAAAGTATGGAATTACTACCCAACTTTCCCGGATACACGCTTTACAAATTGGGGAAGACTTAAGAAACCAACTAAATAAAAAAGGGGCCAACCATAGCCAACGATAAACTCCAAATTAGCGATAACCTAGCTATACCGTCTTGGGACCGGGAGGCCGTAAGACCGGCGGAAGTTCCCCGGTCTTGCGGTTCTTGTTCGCTTTGTTGTGTCCTATTTAATATAGACGATATAGAAAAAGTTAAAAATACTACTTGTAATAAATGTGTTTTAGGCCGGGTTGGTTCTTGTAGTGATTACGACAACCGGCCACAAGCTTGTATAGATTTCCGTTGTTTGTGGCTACAAGCCGGGGACCAAGACGGGACCAACTGGAAGAAATATTATAGGGAGGACTTTAGGCCGGATAAAATCGGGGCCTTAATGGATGTAAACCCAACCGGGGAAATAGTCTTAATACGCGTTAAAAAGTTCCGCGAATGGGACGGCCTTAAAAAAGCCTTTAAGATTTTCGTAAGTGCCTTAAGTGATTCTATACCCGTGTTAATAGTAGACGGCGACGGGACCTATAGGGCTATCGGTAACGCTATCTTTATATGGTTCGAAAAGGCCGGTTACGAAGCTTCGGCCATTATTAACGGGGAATTCGGTAGGGATACTTTCGACGATACGGAAGAGGGAAGAAAGGGCCTTTATCAACATTTGGTCAACTCTAAAGTTAATAAGATAGTAGTAAAAAAACAATAAGGACGGGACGACGGTATGGAAATACAAATGGACAAAACGGAACTATGGACCTTTTCGATTGGTAGCCGTAAGCTTATTTTTAACCAACTACCGGCGGACAACAAGGACGAAGACAAGGTTTACGAAGTTAAAGATAAAGAAGGGACCTTAATACTTCGGATAATAGAAAAGCCCAACCTTACAACCATTACACCGGCCGGGACCAGTTTAAGGCTAATTAAAGAAGATGTTTATATCCTTGCCGGTTTTTTACAACATAAAGACGAACAAGCTAAAAAAAGTATATAGATAAAAGGGGAAAATTGCTTAACTTTACAACTGTTTATAAATTAAATAAGGAACCTATAATATGGGACTAAATAGTAATGTCCAAATAAAACGTAGTACATTAGACCGACTAAAGCGTTATCGGGCCGTAAGCGGTACAACCGCTACCCATATAGCCGACGCGTCTATAAACGAATATTTGGACCGTAAGGGCTTCGAAAAGGACCGGGCTATACCTTCGCTTAATGGGACGCCCAAGACAAAAACTTAATAACAAGGGGGCCGGTTTCGTTATCCGCGATTTACCGGGTTTACCGTGGTTCGTTTGTGTTTCTCACCTTCCTCTCGCCACGAAGACCGGGTTATTTTCCCGGCCCCCGTTTTTCGAAACCAACAAAAAGGGAAAAGCAAATGGAAGATGTTACAGTAGTAACCGGTAACGGTAGCAACCCGAGAGACCGGATAGTCGAAACTAACGGCGAACCGGCGGACCTCTTGGTAATTGTAAACCCACTTACCGGCGAAGAGGTAGAACTAACCGCTACGGCTTTGGTGGACCAATGGGCTTTATGTAAGGACCATATTAGGGCCTTATATAAGTTTAAAGACGTTATCGAAAGGAACTTGGTAGAAATTACCGGGCCACCTTTAGACGGCGGAAGAACCGCTTACCTTAATACTGGCGTAGGTAAAGTTAAAATCCAACGGAAAGACTCTACTACGTGGGACCAACCCCTATTAAGTGAAGCCGTCTTTTTACTTGGACCGCAAGAAACCCGAAGGCTTGGAATCTCGACCTTATATAAGCCCCACTTGGGTAAAATTAGGTCGTTTCTAAATACCGAACAAGCGGACCCGGACTTAAGAAAGGCCAAGGAACTAATAATAGAAAGCAAGACGCTAAAAGAGTTAAAGCCTATTATAACCTTGGTAGAAACCCCCAACCCTTAACCCCTAACATAAGGACCCCTAAACTATGGACAGACAAGAAAAACAAAAAGCGGTAAACCGGACCCTTTCCGAGAAATACGGATTAGACCCGGCGGTCCACTTTTGGAAACAAAAACAAAGCGGTTTATTTATCGCTACCTATGACGCTATTATGATTATAGCGGAAAACGAAGGTATTACCTTTACCCAACCTATCCAAAATTGGGACGCGTTACCGAATATTTGTATAATGATTTCGGCAATGCACCCGGACGGCCGGGAAGTGTGGACCTTTGGCGAATGTTCGGCGGATAATAACCGTAATGTTTACCCTTTCGCTATGGCGGAAAAACGGGCAAAATCGCGGGGCGTTTTGATGTTAATAAACGCTTACCAGTATGGCGTAAAAAGTGAAGTAGAAGCGGACGACTTCAAACGCGTCGCTTCCAGTATGGAGGACGGCGGTAACACGGATTACCACCAAGAACAAGAAGCTGAATTAACCGGAAAAGGAAAACCGGCGGAAAACACCCCTACCGACAAACCGGGAAACTCCCGTCTACCGGGAAAAAGAAAGGCTTACAACCTTTCGGCGACAACAAAACAACGCGAACTAGTTAATACGATACTAACAGAAGAACCGCGTTTATGGACCGACGTCGAAGTAAAAGAATGGTTGGCGAACTTCGAAGTGGCCGTTATTTGCCGACGAGAGTACGGTGATATGATAGACGACCTAAAGGCCCATCAAAACCAAAAGCGTTTCGAACGCCGGGAATATGTAGTAGAATTCGCCCAAGTTCGGGACCACTTCGAAAGCAAGGGCCTTGGCGAAGCCTTCGAAACGAAGACGGTAGACGACTTCGGGACCAACGACCCGGCGGAACTGGTAGACTTCCTTTTACATACCGGGGAAATACCAAGCGTACTTAAGGGTTTACGGACCCTATACGCCGAAAGGACGGAAGCAAGTAGTAAGGCTATATCGCCACCGACCCCCCCGGGGGACCGCTTCCCGGTTTCAAACGACCCCGAACTATTCCCAAATAGTTAGGGTAGTTTATGGCCTTGCCGTGGTTTAGATTCTACGCGGAATTTGTACACGACCCTAAAGTATGTACGTTACCGGAAGTAGACCAAATACGTTTAGTTAAATTATTTTGTCTTCGTTGTTCTGAATCGTTGGACAAATTGGACGAAGCGGAAATAGCCTTCGCCCTACATATTCCAATAGAAGAACTACAGAAAACCAAGCGTAATTTAGTCGCGAAAGGTTTTCTTACCGAAGATTGGATTTTACGGAACTGGTCTAAACGCCAACTAAAAAGCGATTCCAGTACGGAAAGGGTTAGACGCTATCGTGCCAAGGAAACGGCCCGGAAACAAGCGGAAACGGATTCGAAACGGGAAAGTAACGGCGTAGATATAGAAGTAGATACAGATAAAGAAAGAAATACTAAACCAAATAACGGGGGGAAGACTACCCCCCGTTTAGGTAAGGTTATTATTTCCGAAATAATAGACCTTTACCATACGACTTTAAAAGACCTACCAACCGTACGCCTTCCTTTAGGACAAATAAGTAGTAGGCATCTACGAAAAAGGGTAAAAAGCTTTAAAGATGGGAAAGAAATAATAGAACACTTTAAGGAAGTCTTTAATATAGTAGCCGGGTCCGACTTCTTAACCGGTAAGACGACCGATTGGTCGGCTAATTTCCACTGGATTATAAGACCTACTAACCACGAAAAAATATTAAACGGGGAATATACTACCCTAAAAGAATATAAGAAAAAGAAGAGGCGGAAACTATATTGTACGGAGGTCGGGGAAGACTATAAACCCCTACACCCGGTAGTAGAAGTAGACCCCGAAAATAAAGCTATGTTTATATATTGTAAAATTTGTAAAGCCCCACTAGTCGAAGGTTATATATTAGAATCGCATATAAATAATAAAAGAAAAAAAGCTTTACCACTAACCCCCCCTACCGGCGAAAGCGGACCGGTAAGCCTTGGGGACATTCTCAACAAACCAAAGGCAAGATAATGGCCGAAATACATATACCGAACAGTAACATACAAAGCATAAGCTTGAGGGAATCGTTAATTATATACGAAGCCCTTAAGAATTATCGTATTTCCCTTAACCGCCTTTCGGACCTAAACAAGTCGAACGAAGTAGGTACTTTAATAGCAAAAGTAAAAGGGAAAAAATGGATAATATTCCAGAAAGAAAACCCCGAACGAGGGATGGGAAAAGAAAACCCCCGGACGGGTGTAAATGTAAAAAGCCCGTAGTACACTTACGGGGCCGTAATGGTTCCGGTAAGATTCGGGTATCTTGCCGGAATTGTAACAAGTGGGGACTAATAGACGATATTTCCCGGAAGGTAAAAAACAAGCTTACCCGGGTAAACGTAAGAACCAACCCGATAAGGTCCGAATCTGGGATATTGCAACGGGCCATAGTGTCGCCGGATAAACATTTCCCACTAGAAGACCACCCGGCTATGAATTGTTTAAAAAGGATAATAGAAATAGCTAACGCGGATACTTATATAGACCTTGGCGATGTAGTAGAAGGCGATTCGGTTTCCCAATATAAGACGAAGGTAAAAGGTAAAATACCATTAGACTATAAAATAGCCGAAATAGACGCGGAGGTAAAAGATATTAAAGCCCGTTGGGACGACATAGACGAAGCTTTAGACAAGTCTTCGATTACTACTAAATATTTAACAGTAGGAAACCACGACGAACGCTTCGACCGGTTCGTAAAAAAATACGAAGTCTTAAAAGACCAATACGGCTTTATCCCATTATTTAAAGTAAAAGAACGCGGTTATAAACCTATACCTTACGGCGAAATGTTAAAAATAGGCCGTCTACACTTTTACCACGGCCACCACGCCGGGGGAATATTCCACGCCCGGACCCATTTATTAA